TAAGACCGTTCTGGTAGATCGCTGTCTCGTACTCGTAAACAAATCTTGAACGGATAACGATCTTGCATCCGCCAGTTTGGCCCTCGACGCCTTCGCAGTCGACCTCTTCTTGGCTAATCCGAACGATGATATTTTTTGGTCTGCGCCAAACAGCCATAAAAGCGTTGTCGGTATACGCCGCCGTGCTTTGCGTTTCTGCTATCGGAGCGTAGCTACCACCGCAACAATAGTCCTCTGGAACTTCGCTACAATCGCCGCCAAGAGGCCCGTACTCAAATCCGCGATAGCTGCCTCTGCCCTGCCTTGTGTGTAGCGTTGTGCATTCTTGAAGCACCGAGCCCTCGTAAAGTAAAGAACTGCAGTTCTTCGACCAGCTCGGCGTAGTGTTTGGCGTGAATGTTTGCTCGTAGCAACAACTGCCGCTCCACCCGCCGCCGTTGTAGCCGCTGATCGTGACGGTTGGCAAGTCCTCAATTGGTAAACACTCGCAAGCACAACAGCATCGACCGATTCCGCCCATCAGCACAACTCCACTGCAAGCCACTTGGCATCGACTGGAAACAGCAAGACGCTAGCTGCCGATGCAATTGCCACGCCTGTCGGATTCCATGCCGTGTAAGTTATCGTTCCCGCTGTCCAATTGCCAGACGTTGGGGCCTTGGCTGTCACTTCCCCGCTGCTATTCGCACCGATGCCCGAACCAGCCACCGCTAGCAATGGCGTTTCGCAAGCAATCACCTTTATCAGGTCGTCGGATTGCTCATCGTTGCCGATAAAGGTGAAGAGGCATCCCTTGGACAGATTGAACGATGACTCAACCGGGCCCATTCGCGTTCCGGTCGAGTAGATCGCTGAGTCTTTTTTGGCTCGAAACATCGGACCCCATTGAGCCGTGCCAAGACCGTTTTTTGCAACCTCTGCTGGCCCATTGAGCAAAAACGGACCCATCACCGAAGCGGTGTAATCGATTGGCCGATCGACTTTGATGATCGACTGCCCGTCGATGGTTTCCATGCCGACTTTCTGGACGCAACCATAAGCCGGTATCGTTTCGGTCGATGCGTTGTAAAAGTAAATCGGGTCAGGGGTCGATTGCCGAATCTCTACCGGCTTTGCAGCCCTTTCGCGCTCCCATGCGAACGAATTATCGCGAATCCGTTTCGCAAGTGTTGGACTGTAATACCCGATATCCTTTTGAGCCACACCTAGCCCCTAGTATCTGCGAGTAAGGATACTTTGTAGATCGCTGGAGTTACCGCCGTAGCTGTCGCGGTGTCGTTGCACGAAATCGACAAGCGACATTCGAGCAATTGCCCAGGATCGACGCTAGCCCCGTTGATCGTGAAGTCGAAATTGGCCGCCGTAAGGCTGTTCATCGACTGAGCCGCCGAAGTTACCAAGTCCGCTGTCGGCGTCCCGCTAGACCCTACCACGGCCTCTAGGTCGACTGTGCAAGCCGTCGAGGCTATGGTAGTCTCCATCGCTGCCCGGATTCGGACTTGAATTGTTTCGCCGTCGTCATAATTCGGCGGTATCGAAATCGAAAAAAAGGCCCTTCGCGTTGTGGCCCCTAGGTTTTTGCAATCGCCCGCCGTGATCCTGGCCGGATTGGTCAACCAAGTGCCTGAGACTAGCCCTAGATCGTCGCTAGCTGCCGATGCGGGTAGATTGCTTGCAACCGCATCCCATGTCCTAAACGCCTCTACAGGGACCACGTATTCGGCGAGAACCTTTTGCCCTAACTTCGACGGTTCGATATTCGCATTGCCCGCGATGTCGTTGTTGGTTAGTGATCGGTCAGGAATTTGCAGAATGACATTTTGAATTGTGCTCATTTTGTTGGCCTTATGGTAGTAGTCCTAGTGCGTTGTAACTTAGTGGTTCGTAAAGCTTTTTTTCTTGCCAAAACGCGGTTTGTTGCGCTGGCGGATCTACGTCGGGCAACTGAAATCCTTTTTCGTCCAGTAGCACCGGCTTGGCTGTCGGTTCGCCTGCCCTAGTCGCTCGGACGATTGCCGTAGGCTGAACGCCGTTGACCGGAGGCCCTGGTAACTCAACCCGCTTGTAATACCCTTCATGCCGCGATCGTGAATACCAAGCCTTTTCCGGTGTAGTTCGATAAGGGTAGCGGAATTGGATTACCGCCGTTACTTGGTAGTAGCCGCCGAAGGGAGTTTCGGGGGATGCAACCGCTTTGGCTCGGAGTTTTTGCATTTTTGCCGTACCCGCTGGCCATGTCAAAAAAGTATCAGCATTGACCGAATGCCTGTACCGCCCCTGAACGTAGCTTGAAAAGGTCAGCATGTTCTTTTGAATCGTCACCGTTTGATCGGCAAACTTACGCCGGATTCCGTTGACTGGTTCGCCGTTGGCTGTCACCAAAGGATTGCCGTCAAAATCCTCATCGATTTCTAGCTCCTCTTCTACGTCGTCAAAATCGATGATTGCGGGGGCTAGCAATGGGCTTTGTACGCCGTTGTTTTGGTTGCCCTGTGGCCCGCCCGAGCCGAAGGATACCTCGCCCTCATAGGGTACTGTGGCGATCCAGTAGACCGGGCTCTGCCTTTTTAGGCTTGCTTGGACTGCGAACACGAAATCGAACCCATTACCGAATGACGAGCCAGCCGCCGGAATTCCAGGGGCTTGCAACACGTCGTTTAAGGAAGCGTCGGGGGTTGTGAATACTTGGTATACCTTTTGTAAACGCGCATCGGCCCGCCGAAAGTTGTCCGTAATCGAAATATCGCCGCCGAGGCCGCTCCACATAAGATCAACGCTGTAGATTTTGTCGTTAAGCATCTAGCGGATCTCCACGAAGTTACCATCGCCCGGACTGACCGTAACGCCAAGAATCCTGTTTGTTTCTTTTTGCTCTCCAAGCATTTCAGCGGTATTCGCCGCAGTTTTCGCCATGCTTTCGGCCATCCTGTCGACCGGAGACTGCGCAGGGCCTCGCGTCACAATCCTAGACTCAAAGGCTCGCAAGTCTCCCATTAGATCTTGCGTCCCCTGCCTTGCCTCTGGAGTCGCCCTAGATTGCAAATCGATTTCGAACGGTATTTTGACCTCTTTGGTCAGCGACTTGACCCGCTCTTGGAACTTGGAATCGTATTCGTTAAACAAGACACCCAGCCTGCTATTAAGCGATTCCTGGAGCTTGCTCTCGGCTTCGGTAATCTGCCTCAGCGGGACAGCGAATTCCTTTTGGAGTCGCTCGTTTGCCTGCCTAAGGGATTCTTCGAATTCTGCGTTGGATCTTGTAATCCCCATCCCTATCAAAGCCTGATTCGCCCCGATAAACGTGATTGTTCCTAGGTTTGCCGGTATTTTTTGAATCTGCCCAAGCATTGACGATATGCTGTACTTGATGTCCTCAACCATCGTTATGGCACGTAGAGATACGTAATCGAAGGCTATTCCGACCGAATCCGAAAAGTTCAGCACTACTACTTCGGCTGCTGTAAACGCCCCGATAAATCCTGTCAGCATCGCCTCTGCAACCCCGTCAACCGTTTCGGTAATGCTTTTGATAAGATCTTCAAAAGTTTGCAAGTCAGGGTTTAACGACCCGACAATGTAATCGGAAATCAAAACAAAACCTTTGTAGACCACATCCCGAACAGGGGCTATTAAAGCCCCGATGGTTTCGTAGAGGTTTTTAACTGCGACAGTCAAGGCTTCGCTAGACTCCAAGGCCCCCTTTGCCGAATCGGCCTTATTTAACAGACCTTCGGTAGCCAACTTACTGACCGCCGCTAGCCGTTCTTCGGTCGTTGCTAATTGGTCGATATTTGGAATCAAGCCTCTGAACGCTTCAAAGTTGCCCTTGGTAGCGTCCTCTACCATTCGCATTGCAGAGGCCAAATCTCGATCGAACGCCCGCGATAAGCCCAAAGCCGCTTCGGCCATGTCCTCAATATCGCCTACTCCAGCACCGCGCCGTAGTGCTTGGGCCATTTGATCCTGAATGCGTCCCGAATCTACGTTGGTCATTCGCTCAAGGCTATTGGCAACTTTAACCATTTCATCCGATGCCGCTTTTCCTGCCCCTGGGATAAGGGCGACGGTCTCGGCAAGTTTGATCGATGATCGGTTCAAATCGTCAAACGCTGCAACCGAAGACGATGCAAAGCCAACAACTGCCCGCCCTGCTTCAACGATTCCAATTACCGCTGCCGTCACGCCTGCCAATTGAGCTAGGCCACGGATCGAAAACTCGACTTGCTGAGCCGTTCGCGTCACTTCATTGGAGAACTGACGCAACACCGCCGAAGCTTCGTTTTTCGCTCCAAGTGTTACCTCTACGTCAGCCATTTTTACGCCTCTGTTCTTCGATTCGGTTTACGTCGGCCTCAAGTGCATTTTGCACCGAAACAAACCAAGCATCCTGATCGTAAATTCCGCCTGCCTCTGGAAGAATCCCTTTCGAGACCCACGCCGCAAGGTTAGCCGTTGAACTAACTCGATGCCCTACGTAATCCTTCGGGCAATCGTTGATTTCAAAATACCCTCGACCCTCGCAAGCATCGCACCCGGATTCGTCGCAACCTGGGCAGGCTAGCATTAACGGAAGGTTGTTGCTCGGTTTGTTGTTGCATTGGTTTCGAGTGCAAGTTTTGCATAATTCGCCGCATCGAATAAATGCGGCCGTCCTTATTTTTTTTTATCACCTTCGCTTGCCGAATTGCCGCGAAGGCAACAGCTCACAAGCTTAACCGCGTCGGCAACTTCGATTTCTTCGTCCCAATCGCCGATGGGCTTGCCAAGACTCCAACCGGCCAAACAAATCGAGACGGCTTCGCGGATTGCTGCCATCTGTTTTTTTGGTTCGGTCGATTCCCTGAAATCGCTAATAAGCCCTAAAACCTGTTCGGTTTTTCGGAACTTCAAGCGATTCAAGGTAAACTCGATGTCGCACCCGTCGATTTTGTCTGTGAATGTACTAGGCTGCATGATTGAAAGCGATTGAGAGTTCTTGATCTGAAGCGTCTACGTTCTTGTTGGCTTGCCATTCGAGCTGATCGGTCATAATGCCGTTCCGCTCGCCCATTGGCTTGGCTACTAGCTGAGCCTTAGGGATCGTAAAGACAAGCGTTGAGGTCGTTGGTCCCGCGATCGTAAACGAAAGGCTAGCTTCGGTCCCGTCGCGGAATTGAGCGTATCGGTTTTGAGTGGCAATCAGCTTGGATTCTGGATTGCCAGTGATTCGCGGATTGCGATCCGTGATAACAAAACTATCAACCCCTGCCGCCGAGGTTGAGCATTCCCTAGCGGTAATCACGTTGCCCAGGTCGATCGTTGCCGACTCAAGGCAGATATTTGTCGACGCCCAAGATGTAGCACCGCCTGCAATGCGAAGGGGTAGCGTGTTGACGTAGTTGATCGACGATGGAATCGCCGCGTCTGCCTCGTCGTCGTACACCCCTTGAAAATCGAATTCAACCCGGCCCATTCGCCCGGTAGGCAGGATAAATCGAGCATTGCCGACAGCCCCATAAATACGCCGCCGAACGCCATCGAAAAAACCCGCAATCGTCAGGGTCTTAACCGCGCTGCCAGAGGCAGGAACTTCGGTTTTAGGAAACCAAGTAGCCGTCGAAAGCACAACGCCGCAAGCCGGCAGAAAAGTGCTAGACCATGCGGGAACTGCCGAGCCATCATAGGCCAGGTCGACTGAAAATGTAGCCCTGCCAATCCTAGCCCCTGGAATCGATGCCAAGCGACCGAAACCGCCTTGCCCCTGCCGCTCTTCGAAAGTAGCTTCCGGGTTAATCATCAGGTCATAAGCGTTGATCGTGCAATCCGCTGCCGCGATAGTTTCGGCTGTGCCTACGGTCGCTTCGATCTTTGCACCCAATACGGTTTTTTTACGTAGTAGCATATTTGTCCCTTCCGAGTATGTCGTTTGCGTCCTGTTTGGCTTCTTTGAGCTTGCGAACCATTATCGATTTAGCCTGAGCCGCCCCGCGATCGAAAGCATCCTTGACGCCCTCGATCTTGGTTGCTTGCAAGTCCCTAAGTTTTTGAATTGGGAATCGAGCCCGCCCGAGTCGCTTGTAGATGTTTTTGCCCAACTTAGGTATCTGC